GTGTCCGTCCTTCCGTTTCTTTGCGCAATCAAAGCAGTTGACGAAATCACCTTTCTTGATGAATTTCTTACCACATGTTGCGCACGGGATGCCCTGGAAATCAATGAAGCACTGTTTGCAATGCAAGACTTTCGCCTTGTCTTTTGCGTGCTCCGGTGGAGTGAATGACTTATTACACTTCACACAGATTTTCGCCGCCAGGGCCGGCAGCTCACCAGTGAGAACAGCTTGGTATTCTCCGTCGATCTTGGTGATTTGGCATTGTGAACCTCTGCCAAAATTGGCCGTCACGTTGGCGATAGTGTCCTCACATGGAACATTTCCCGCCTTCTCCGCACGGTCAAGCCGCGCCAGCACGCTCTCAGTGGCGTCTGGTATTGGTTGCCCGAGGTGCAATTCCCCGTCAACCAAATGGTCACCCGTGTTCGGCTTCACGTTGACCTCGCAGTACTTAATGGTGGGCAAAGCATCCAACGGCTGGTCACTCTTACACCAGCTGATGAACCTTTCCACTTGCTCATCACAACCACCGAGACAGTCTGCGACATGTCGATCCATCCAATCACGTCGAATATTAACGGGATGTAACCCATCTTCGACGGCAGCCTTCGCAGAGTAAAACACGGCTCGTTCGTCACGTGTTGCACCGATGGTTAGAGTCTCAAGTTTCAACATGAGATCACCCAAAATCGGCGTCTGCGGATCAGTTGCCCTCAGGCAGTCCGCTATACTCTTTAGTATCTGCACATCCGTACTGGCGCCAACAGGCAACCGCGTAAGGTGGATGTTTTTGAGCCGTCTGGTGACGTCAGCCATACTATTGGCTTCACCAAAGAACAACTCAGGGCCGTAGAGTCTACCCGTGAACGGTATGGGTTTATACTCACTTCGATGAAACAGTTTGATCTTAAGATCGCGGCCATCAACTTGAAAAGCCTTCAAGAGTGAATCCGCATTCCCATTGGGAACAAAACCATCATCGCCGACAAACAGCCCACAGCGGCGGTACGCTTCCGCCGGAGGGAACCCGACTTCTCTCCAAGAAACAAATGAACTAAATGCACAGTCCGGTGTATTCCCGGTACTGGTGTCTGGCATGCCTGAACCTTGAGCCGTATGCTGGTCATATTTCAGATCATCCAAAAACACTTTGTTTTGGTAGAGTTCGTCGCAAACGTTCCCGACGAATTCACGCCACATTGGTGCGCACACCCGAAGTCTCAGCTTCTTGCGCAACAAACGTTGGCGCCCACCCACGGTGCCATCACAGTTACTCAAATCTGTGATCGCCACGTGTTGTGCGCCGGCCGTGATTTCGGCCAACCTCACCCCAAGTGCCACGGGGTCCAGGCTTGGTCCATACCAAGGTTCAGCCTTGCAATATTCCATGAACGCGTATTCAACTCGCGCTCCACGGATCTTTACCGCACCGTCTGCTGGAGCGGAAATTGCACGCGACGCACCAGTGGCGTCATACGTCTCATTCTTAGTATGTGCGCTCATGACTTTCTTGCCAGGCGCAGACGCCCCATCAGCACCAGTCTCGATGATGTGCTGTTGCGTCTTCCGGGTCTGCTTAAGACGAATATCATGTTCGTCTGCCGGCGCCATCATAGTCATGCCTTTCTGGGTGCAGTACCAGTAGAATTGTTCGACAAACTCATTCTGGTACATTTCGCACTCCTTAGACATCTTGACGGCGTTCCGGGGATTCGCGATCCGGATTTGGAACATGGTGAGATCCGACTCCCCACCACGCACCGGGACATGTGCCGCACCCTCCAAGATGGGTGGCATCACTGCCCTTTGTATCATCCCATGATACTCACCTTCACGGTTACCTGGTTCACTAGGTCCGAAAGGTTTATAAACACGCACCGTTTTCTGTTCGGTCACGATGTGTGTGAGCACCGGCATCCTCAACGTGAGGATCTCCGCTCTGAAAGCCAACATCATAAGTTTGAGGTCAGTTGCCGTGACTTTCTCTTCAGTCAACCCCAATTTACGGTAATGAGCTTCCATTTGCGATTGCCCGTGCCCGCCAGTCCATTCGGTCTTGGCGTTGATATGCCCGACCACAATGACTGCTTCTTCCTCCGTGCTCATGCGGGTGGCGCGAAATTGGCCCTCATAGGCCAGGCTCTTATACGGCCTTTTCGCGTACACCTGCATGCCGACCACACCATTTCCACCTTCGAAGCCAACCGCGGGAATGATGCGCCGCATTCGATGTGCGTCCACAATCTTCCGTCGGAGCCACGTACCCAATGGTCCATACCTACGTTGAGGTTGCAACAGGACAATGGTACGGTGGTTTCCTAGATCACGCCGAATGATTTTCATTTCGACGTACCCAGGGCATGTTCGATGCGCTGCAAACAGTGCGCTGCAAAGTCCGGTGAGCGCTCCAAATTTCGGGCGCCAGACTGCTGCTGCAACCGTTGCAACCATGCACGGGACATAATGGATCCATTTTAGTTCCTGCCATTCCAAGAACGTCCGCAACTCGCCACTCCAATCCCACAAACCATGTTCGTAGGTGCTCGCAGCAGTGGTAAACTGCCACAACTGTTTTTCGTGGTTCCAGCGGAAGGCGAGACCATCAACGTCTCCAGCCACATCGGTTGGCGCATATGAATACGCGGCAAAACAACCGGTGAGTGCGCAAGCTTGTATCTGTTCTTCACTCATGTGAAAATCCACATCATGGGACATCACGGCTTTGGCAGTTCCAAAGTCAGTATAAACAAAATCACGATAGCTCACGCCGTCCTTGCCATCAAAATTGGGTCGGACGAACTTGCCTCCGCCGTCGATTTCAGTACGCGACGGCGAGACAGTAAAC